CATTCTTGTTGACGTCTGGCAGCACATCATACATTTCAGGATCTTTGAAGTTTTCTTCTGTGAGCACAACACCAGGCTTGGGTGTGCCTGCTCGGTAGATACAGATGTCCTTCATTGTGAGCATGTTGCTGATTGGACTATCTTCCCACCGATCATACACACCATCCGCTATCACACCATCCCGCCATTTGCGTGTGTCTGTGGCATACTTCTTGTCATCTGCACTTGGTGCCATGCGATACGACCATTTGCTATCATGTTCAAACACATTTTCAAAGTACACCTGACCATTGGCAGTGGCGAGGAATGGGCTGGCACAATCAAAGGAGATAGTAAATTCGGGGTTAGCGTATTTTCTAACTGCTCTTTGAATCACGGTGAGTAGCACAGCCCATTCCAACTTTGAGGTGCCCAAGAAGTGCATCCAGTCATGTACGCCAGGTTGCAACAAGCCATCATATTTCAGGGCAATCAGTCTCTTAAGTACCAAATGCACATCACACATGTTCTGTCCACCCATGGCCCAACCATCAAAGTGTGTGTCTGGATATAGTGCAGAATCGCAGTACTGCTTCATGGTTTGATACCATGTTTCTGCTGATGTGTGGTTGTCACCTTGCAGCACATTCAAGAATCGAGCACCGCCATTGGCCTTGCCACGACGATGCTTCATGAAATATTCGTTGTTGTACTTGGTAGCATCCACTGCTTCTTGCAGAGTCTTAATACCACAAGCATCACTGGCTTTCTTGTCGTGAATAACCCAGGTAGGGATATCAAGAATCATACCATAGTCGCTGATAGTGTCCAACCACTTTAAGATAGAACTGCGTTTCTTTTCTGCTTTTGGACAACCTGAGTTGGCCTTCCAATCACCTTCCCACAAGCCCTTGGCAATTTGGAATCCACCAGAGTCGCCCAGCATGAACGTGCCGGGCTCACGGTTGCGAACCATGTCTTCCGACCAGTCCTGCTTGGTCAAATCCAAGTTGGCATGACCACCAGAATACAATGACCATTTGTACGGAAACAATGCTTTTTGGCTGTTGAGCCAGTTCATTTGTTCCATGTCTGTAAGTCCCTGTGGAAACCTTGCAGGATCCACATAAGGCTCGTTGCGTTGCTTGCCTACAAATGTGGCATAGAAGCCAGAGATTGCAGGCAAGAACACAGCGTAATCAAGTTGTTTAGTGGTTAGGTTATCTTGTGCCATTATCTAATCTATATAAATTATTGGATTGATCGATCCAATTTAATTTGTCAGTTTTTAATTCTGTTATAGAGCAGGATCGTTGACTTTGAGTATACACTGACCAGGGAGTAATATAAAAGTTGTACGGTACATCTAGTAGATTTCTAAGACCAACTGGTCGGCTGTGCAGACACGATTGCCATCCTCCTCCCATAACAAGCCAATCTTTTATGTGAGGAACAAAAGTTGTAACGTGATGTTGAAATGAATCAGTGTCTAATAATATAAAACTATGACTTTTAAAATGTTTTTTTATGTATTTGCTGGCCTGTCGAAATCTAGTCTCTTTCATAATTGGCAATAATACAGATGGAGTGAACGTTTCCCAACTGTATACTTCGACAGTATTATACTGGCTAAGATCTTTGGAATCAAGCGCCATTTCGTAATTGGCAACAACAATAGAATCAAATTGATCATAATTGACATTAGTTTCAAGAGTTTTGTAAAATTCTTCAAGATTATCATCCTCCCAAAGGTCAATACAAAGCAATCCTTTAATATCACTTATATTCTTAGATTCATCGCTAAATTTAATAGCCATGGATTACTTAGATTGTGCTGGTAAGATGTAGTTGTAAACAGCAATGCCACTGTCTACGGTAATTTTGGCAGCGCCGTCATCTGAAATGCGAACGGTCTTGTCCCCAGTTAGGGCCATGATAGCCATGAACTGTGTGGCTGGCCATGACCAAGCACGTTTCAATTGTCCGTTGACTCCTGAGTGGAACACAAAGTTGCCAGCGTGTGTGCTATGGTCACCAAAGAAGAACTTCAAGTCACCGTTTTCGGTCCGGGCCTGAAAGTTAGGCTCTTCAGCATTGGCCTGTGCTTGCATACGCAGTTTCTGAATAGCAGCCACAGTAGGCTCAAATTCAATGTGCCATGTTACACCTTTGAACTTGGGCGTTTTGAGTTTGTCATTGACCACGTTGGCTGACATAAAGCGATATGTGTTGCGAAAGTCGCCGGTAGCATTTTCAAATTCAATTCCGTCAGGTTCGCCTGTGGCTTTCTTGGTCAACCCAAGTTTGGCATTTTCTTTGTACTCTGGCAAGTTCAGCAGGATTTTCAACTTGTTCAAGTTGGGCATGCCAAATGTGCCAATAAAATCTGGATGCGGGTTTTTGAATTCGCCTTCTAATACCACACTCAAATCTTCTGCTACGCCCACAATGGCTGTGCCTTTGTCATCACCAGTGATTTTGATCAAATCGATGCAGTTAAGATCGTGCGTGTGTTCTACCAAGTCTTTAAGATAATCTCTCATGTATACTCCTATGTTGTATGATTATATAGATTTTTTTACTGATTAGCAACTATTTTGGCCAGGCTCTGGCCGCCTCTAATTGATTCAATTTCGCCAGGTTTGCGTATTTCCATCCAGCACACATTGCCTGTGGCACGTTGATAGTGAGTGATTTCAAACCCGGTATTGTGGCAATGCTGCCGGATTACCTTGCCGGGAGTGTAGGTCATCAAACTACTTTCAGCCAATGCTACACCATGCGCCCAGTCGCAGTCATTGAAGGTAAAGATTGCTACCCCACCAGGTCGTAGGCACTCAAACAGGCTGGTCAGATATCTGCACATCACAGCAATGGGCTTGTAGTTAAAATAGTTGTAAGCCAGAACAAAGCCAAACTGGCCACGCGGCAGTTGCCACAACGGGTCATCGTTGGTATAGTCATTGATCACGTAGGGTCGTAATCTGCGCTGATATCCTGGATTAAAAGCGGCCATAGCAGGCTGCAATAAATCACTGTGTTGATCCACTAGATACAACGGATCCAGTGGCACAAGATCTTCAATGAATTTTTCCTGTGCTGGTCGCAAAATCATTCCGGGCATGCGCCAGTCTGTGTATCGCAACATGTGACCTTTCAATATCATGGCATTGTCAGCATCAATGGTCATGCGCCGTGATAGAATGTAGTCTGTGGTTTCAAATATCATTTCTTGTTCGTACAGCAACTGGCTGGTTTGATACTGTGCCGCTTCGGCCGCAGCGATTTGGTCACACACTGCCAAACGCAACTCGTCCAACGACTGTTGTGCATGAACAAATTGTTGTGAAATTTGATCTACGGTGCGACAAAATGCATGGCTGCGTTCAATGATTTGCACTGCATGGTTAGCCACCACGTGATTGATTTCGTAAAATTTTTTGGCCAATGGATCATGCTCAGCTGTGAGATTCACACTGTCCAACAAGTTCAAGTAGCCAACAAGTTCGCTGAGTTTCATTCGAATGAGAATAGTGCAGTAAATGTATTTTCTGTGTTGGTGGCCGAAGCCAAGTCCCAGTTCAACACGCCCAACAAGTTGTCGACCTTCTTGTCAACCACAGTGGCTTCCATGGCATCATTGTCAAATGGCAGTTCAGTAAACCAAGTGGGCAAGCGTTGTTCGTCTGTGGGATAGCCAATTGAAGTCCACCCTAGGGCGTTGCTCTTGAGTTTGCACACAATGGTCTTCATGCCGTCAACGATTTGCATACTGTAGTTGTCTGAGTTCATTCTACGCAAGTTGTTCCAGTTCAAGGCAGCACGTACGTGTCCGGGCATGTTGGCTTTGCCTGCCTTGGCTTCTTCGGCAGCATAGTTGGTCAAGTTGTTGACACGTTTAGGTGATCCTTTTTCCCAACCCGGACGTTCCATGAATTGGTATTTGAATGCACGAATGTGTTCCACAAGCTCGTCCTTTTGCGCACCGGCCAGCAGTTTATTTAGAATTTCCAACAGGAAGTCTTGAATAACCTTGGGCGTGTCTGAACGTTTCAAGTCCAGACCAGTGGCCTTGGTCTTGCCAATTTTACCATTTACATCCAAGCGCACGTTTTCAATGTCAATGGCATTGACAGCATAGCGTTTCTTTGTGATAAACAATCCACGGTCTGCCACTGTTTCACGACCGGCCTTGATTAACTCGCCCATGTCTCTGGGGCAGTGGAATGCACGTTCCATGAATCCCGGGAATGATTCATTCACTTGGTCTGCCAAGCTGTCGTATAACTGGATACAAATTTCTTTTGACCAAGCCATGCGGCCTTCTTCTACTTCTTTCTTCAACACAGGCCATGCTGAGAAGTAGCAGGAGTCTGTATCACCATAGATAACAGCCTCACCCACGTGATCATATTCGCCAGTGATACATTCATTCAAGTATGCATCCATGTGTTTGGCAATGCTACGTCCTGTGAGTGTGGTGCTCTGTCCAATGCGTTTGTCAAAGAATCTACAGCCAGGATTCAAAATAGCACCATACAATGAATTCAAGTTGATCTTCTTGACCAATTGACGCTTGTCCCAGAACGCAATCTCTTTGGGGTCAGTTGCTGACTTTTTCTTGGTCTGCATTTCTTTGCGTTCACTGTACCAACGTTCCAACAAGCCGGGAATGATACCTTTCTTTTCATAACTCAAGATTGTGCCATTGGCTGTAAGTATCCAAGGTTGGTTGGAGTCAAAAATCAGGCTCCAAACTTCTGCGGCGCTGTGCGTGGTCTCTTCACCTGACTCCCAGTCAATGGTGATCTCTGTGCCAATTTCGTTGTTCATCACAGAGGTATACTCTAGTGCGGCAAACAATCCCTCCCAGGCTTCAGCAAACTTGTCCCCGTTCCGGGCCATCTGCTCACGGATGTACTGATTGGTCTGAGTCTGACGCAGTTGTCCCACAATGGTTTCTGGTCCCATGTTCATGGCGCGAATAGCCGACGGATACAAACTGTTGATGTCCACACTGCCCACCCATTCATGCAAGCCCTTGCGTGGATAAGCCACGTAAGCACCAGCAGCCTGATTGTCTGCCGAGTCCGTGCGTTGTTTGCGATTGGGCACAACCATGCCACGTTCATGTGCTTCATTGATAATGGCCTGTTCAGTCACTGCCACAGCACCCATGGTGGTCTGCAACAGCACAGTGTTGGCATGTGCCAGTTCGCTGGCCAGTTCCAAGAAGCGCAGTTTCTTGTCCAGTTTGTCTAACAGTGCAGTATCCTGCCTGTTGTATCGAATAAACGTTGTGAAGTGTTGGTTGTACAACTGATCCAGTGTGCCTTCAAACTGTGTCTTGCGTTCGCCCAGTTCGTATTCGGCAATAGCATCCAGACTGTAACTATGGCGTTCTTCATAGGTGTACTTGCGATACAGTTGCATATAGTCCATATGCACACGGCCCACCAAGTCATAAGTTTCGTTTTCAGCACCAAAGCGTTCAAACATGCGCTTCTTGGGAAACTGTCCCCACAAGCAGAACTTGCGTGTGTCGTCTTTGGTCAACACCCGTGTGATACGGTTGATGGTGTAGGGTATGTCATAGCCTTCCGAGTTCCACCCCGATAACACATCAGCGTCGTCGATTAAATCCAAGAACATTTTCAGCATGTCTGCTTCGTTGTTGAACAATATGGTGTTTTCAAACTCTGCAACCATTTCCTGTGCAGTGGCCATGCTGAGATGTGGCGGTGGCACAGCCAAGGTGACCATTTGATCCAACCAGTTCAAGTACACTGATATGGCAGTGATGCTGTTGAATGGATCCTCCACAGGTGAGAATCCACGCACCTTGTCAAAGTTTACTTCAATGTCAAAAAAGGCTGTGTGGATTTCTGGTGCGTCTTGATCTTTGTAGTTCTCTTCTAAGCAACGAAAGATAGGATTGATGTCCGACTCATACAGTTGCTTGCCGCTGTGCATGCGAACTTCTTTGCGGAACTCTTTGTTGTTGCGTGTACTAAATCTTGACACTGGCGTGCCGTAGATGCTTTGAAACTTGCCACGTGGGTCATCAAAATAAAAGATGTAGTTAGCAGGATACTCTTGGTACTTGCGAACACCGCCTCGGCGTTCTACCACATGAATGCGATCGTGCTCACGATCAAATAGTGCGTCAATATAACTCATTTGTCTCCGTTTGTGGCCGGTAAAGCCTTGCTACATGTTCGTAATGTGAACGATTCTTGCAGTATTTAATCAATACAATTTTATAATATTATTTTCTGTTACGTAAGTGCCAGGTTCTGAAATAGATTTTCTTACAATAGTCCCAATGCCGGTACGAACATTGTCACAAATTTCAATTCCATCTTTGATAACGGTACCAAATGCAATCCAACAAAATTCTCCCACTACAGCAGACCCGCCTATAACAGACATTGAACTCATAAAAGTTCCTCGACCAACCTTGGTATTATGTCCAATTACGCTATTATGAATAACTATTACATCTGTTCCAATATTAGCAGTGTGCTGAAGAGTCGATAACGGCCAAAGTATTGATCCAGGAGAAACATCTGCAGGATTAAAAAATGCCTGAGGGTGTGCATAACTAAATCGTTTGGCCTTAAGTGCATCGAGCTTGTCTGATATTGCTTTTCTTTCATCACTGTTTTTGTGTACAAGATTAATATATTGATGGGGTAAAGCATTGGTCTGAAAAAATTCTTCAGGGTGCATTAACTCTACGTCTACTTGATCAGTTGTTTTTATAAAATACTTTACGTCAGAGAAAAGAGCACTATTATAAGAAATAGCAACGCATGTTCGGGTAGGATCATAGATTAACATAGGAATTATATTTCTTCAAAAAATTTTATACAGTCTGATTTGAAAGATTCATTGAATCTAACTAATAAATTTTGATTAGATTCGGATGCATGCTGCAATCTAGCATACAATGTTGGAGTATACTCAATCTTACCTAGTTGTTGAGCTAAATCTAGAAGCATTGATTGGCGTTCGATTGTATTATCAATATTGTCATAGCTATGGTCAACAACATCATCTAACACATCAAACCCCATGTTTCTAAGATGAGCTACTGCTCCTTTCATGGCAAACAAAATCCACGGTCTAGGCAACTTTAAACATCGAAAAATTTTTTCACTATATGTTACAGATCTGTTGTCGTCAAAATAAGTTTCTAACACAATGCTAAATTTCGATTTCATTATCACATTATTAAGATTAAAATCATCAAAATTTCTAAATGGAATTTTTTCTTTAATATAATCGTGTTCCATTTGAAAATTTTTGCAATGTTTTTCAAACTGGTCGTTAAAAATTTCAATTGGCGTTGTTGTTTTTGTATACTGGCCAAGAGAATAATGACGAGAAACATCCATGTTAAAACTAACTAGTCCCTCAGTGAGGATATTTCTTCTTACTAGTTGATATAACCAACTTTGTCGAATTGGATCTAGTCGATTGATAAAACAATTATAAGCATGACTAGGTGTCAATGTTTTATCATAGTTTAGTACTGTTGAGTAAAATCCTCCCCAACAACTATTTGGAAGTTGTTTTAATTGATGATCTTGCAATATTCCTTTTTGTATAATATTAGTGGTGATCAAAATTTGATCAGACTCTAACTGATCCAAATCAGACTCTGAGTGATTCCAATCAAACTTTGACTTATTCAGCTTAGACTTTGACCGAAGCCACCGAACAGCGCCATAATCAATTAATATTAATTTAGTATTTTTGTTTTTATCTAAAGATTTTAAATGTAAATTTTCTAAAAATTCAAAACTTGGCAGAACATCTTTCCATTCATTAAATACAGACATATTTAAAATTACAAAGTCTTGCCTACGGTTTCAAGAATTGTTTCCAACAACTCGTGATCCTGTTTAGCCTTACCAAATTCAGCCTTGTGTGCTGTCTTGATGGCTTTTTTCAACACAGCAGGTTTGATTTCCAGTTCTTCTGCAATGGCCTTGATGGTGTCAGTCAAGCCGCCTTGCAGGGTATCAATCTCGTGCATGACCTGCATGCCTTCGTTGATGATTTGTGTAAGTTTGAGTTTTTGCTCACCGTTGAATGTTTTGGTTTCCATGTGGTACTCCTAAAACACAAGTATAACATAGAAATTACAAATGTCAAATTATTTTACAGTAACTTGTGCCGAAAAAAATGATTTGGTACCCATATTACCCGCAAGGTGCCACGCATCTCGATGAAATTTGATCCAGTCGCCACGACGCCATGATGTCAGTGGTCGATTGTATATTTCAAAGTAGTGCCCAGACTGCCAATCTTCTAAGAAGATCAGATATCGATATGTGTCGCCTACTCCGTGTTCTTTTTGCAACAGGTAATGCTTGTCCGCATGATACGGAATAGTATTGCCGGGCAGTATGTTTATCACACTGACCACATAGTGTTCAAAGTCCTGCGGAACTTGTTTTGACAAATTGTCAACCCAGTCTGGACAGTTTTCAAGCATTTGCCAAATACTACTGTTGTATTTGTTGTAGTATTGTTCAACCTCAGGAATCTGTTGATAGCATTGAAAGTAATCCGTAAATGCCAACTGAGATAACTCTATAGTTAAATCTGGTAAATCTATGTGTCCTTGAGTCATAATATCATTGTGTTTAATCACAATAATTTTCCAACGTGCCACGACGGCGTAAGTCCAATGTGGCACAATGGATGCCACCGCTCAAGGTCATGGCATGACGAAACTGCACAGGCACACAATCAATTTTGTGTTTTTCCAAAGCTCGCATCAAGGGCACTTGTGTAGCGTCACAGATCACAGTGTTGGGGTCCACACTGAGAATGTTCATGCCAATATAAGGACTACATGGTGCTAGGTATCCTTCCAGCTTTGATCCTTGCACAACACAATCTTCAAACCAAATTTTATCCCACTTGCGGAATATTTCTGGACAGTTGTCAGGTGTGACACGACTGCTGTTCAGCAGAACCAAGCCGGGTCGCAGTGGAATAATGGTTGAATCAAAGTGTGCATAACTGTATAGTTCGCTGTAATGCAATCTATAACCCATGGGTTCTAAGAATCGCTTGAGCCACTGAAAACCTTTTAAGTTGCCACTGTTGCTGACTTGATACAACAAGTCCCGGCCCACACGCACAATGTTGGGAGCGTCAAATAGAATTTCATAATTCAACAGCGTGGGCTTTTTGACAATGTCGTCAAATTGATAACTGTTGTCCAGCAGTCTGGGTTTTGGGGCAGACAACCACATGGCACCATCGTTGAATGCTTCATAGAAGATGTCTTCATACAATCTTGTTTCAAAGTATCTGGCTCGTGTGGGACTGGG